GGCCTGCCCCAGCCAGGTGCGATGAACGCCTCGAAGCGAGCCATCCGGGCCATCGATGCGGGCGATCAGCACCGGGTGCGGCGTGGCATCAGCCTGGACGTGGCGCGCCGTGGTGGCGCGCAGCACGGCATGGCACGCCGGCGGCAACGGCCACAGGCCACGGCCGGCCAGATACAGCGCCTGGGGCGAGCCCGGCAGGATCGGCACCGCCGCCCGCCACAGCCGGCCGGCGATGGCGGTGCGGTCTTCGGCCCCATCATCGGACACCAGGGCCGCAACGGGGCGCGGACGCGCCACCCAGGGCGCCGGGGCGGCGGCGGCCCAATCCACCGCCAGCCCCGCCTCAGTGGCGCAACGGCGGGCAGCTTCCGGGAAACTGATTCCTTCGACGCGCTGGACGAAGCCAATGACATCGCCATGGGCGCCGCAACCGAAACAATGAAACGACCGGCTGGCCGGCCGCACGGCGAAGCTGGGGCGCGTTTCCGTGTGGAACGGGCAAAGCCCCTTGCGCCAGGTGCCGCGCGCTTCCAGCCGCACCGCGCGGCCGATGACCGCTTCGATCGGCAGCCGGGCGCGAATGTCTTCCAGCACCTGATCCGGGATCTTCACCCGCATGGCAACGCCTTCCCAAAAGGCCCGGCCGAGGTTCGAGCCCCGGCGAGGTAAGTTTGGGAGGAACGCCAGATCACCGCCGGATATCCGGCCCGCGGCGCGCCGGCCCGCGCGCCACCGGCGCCGAGCTGCAAGGCCACGCCAGCGGCGCGGCCAAAGGGGGGGCAAGCGGCTTTCACCGGACTGCCGCAACGCTGATGCGGAGGCCAAGCTCTTCGGCCGCCTGCAGGTTCATCACGACATCGACTTCGCCGTGCGGACCCAGCACGCGCAGCACCACGCCGGCATCGATGCGAAGCACGCTGGCGCGGGCATGGGCCACGGCCTGCGAAGCGCCGTCAGGGCCCTTCATCCGAAGGTTCAGCAACAGGGGCACGCCGGCCGGATCGCTCATCGAGCAAGCCTTTCTGCCGCGGCCCACCCGATGCGAAAGCCGAAGCCGACCAGCATGGAAAGGCCGATGATCAGCAGCAGATGTTGCCACATCAGCCGCGCCCCCGCCTGGCCGCTATCTGGCTGTGCCAGATGACCCAGTGCCGCACAGCAAAGCCTTCGAGGCTTTCCGCCGCGGAAACACGCCAGCGGGCGGACCGGCCCAGATAGTTGATCAGCGCATAGGCGGCCTTGGCCAGCAGCAGGTGCCACATCAGCGCGCATCCATCCGGGCCACCAGGGCTTCCAAATCCGCCATTGCGCCTTCCCGAAAAGCGCGGTCCCGGGCCAGCATCAACAGCAGGCTTTCGGCATCCGGCAGCGCGCGGCCGCACACCCAGCGTTCCGCCGTACGATGTGAGACGCCAGCCAGCGCCGCGACGCGCTTGGCAAGGTGGCGCGGGCCCAGGGTTTGAAGGGCCTCACTAAAAGCTGTCAGTACGCATTGATGCGTAGCTTGGGCGCTGGCGTTCATTGCGCGGCTTCCGGCATGGTGTTGCGGTAAACGAAACAAAGGCCAGCCCCGATGACAGGACCCGACCAATGCGACGGAACGCTGGCCCGCTGGCCGCGCGGCCGGGCGGCATTTCCGGCCCGGCGAAACGCGCTAAACCGTTGGGCATCATCGCCCAGGACAAGGTGTGCCGGCTGATCGTGCGCTTCGACGCGATAGAGCGGGCGCGATAAAGCCATGGCCGGCTATTCCCCCGCCGGGACAGCGACGGCCGCAGCCTGACCGGCCGGCGCGTCCGGCATGAAATCGGCGGCGGTCACCGCGCCTCCGGAGACTGAGGCAATGCGCGCCAGCACATCCCAAGAAGGCCGCCCCTTGCCGTTGCACCAGCGCGAAACGGCCGCCTCTGTCACACCGACCCGGCTGGCGAAGTCCGCCTGCTTCAGGTTGGTTTCGCGGAGGTACGAGAGGAGCTTCATGCGGTGAACTTGCACCACAGTCAACTTTCACGTCAAGCAAGAATTGCGGGCCAGTGCATCGCCTCAACCTTTCGGAGTCGCGAACGTGCCCTTATGACTGATGACCCAAACACCCTGCCTGACGGACCGGAAAAGCGAGCGGCTTTGCTGTCCAATCAAATCAAAGCATTAGGCCATATTTCCGAATGGCTTAGGTACAAAAACCTTCGGCAAAAGGATTTGGCGTTTGCGCTGAACGTCAGCGAAGGTATGATTTCCCGCTATTTGGCAGGGGAAGCATTGATGAGCGTTGGGCATCTAAGGCAGATTGCCGTCCTATTGCAGGCGCATGAAGGCGATTTGCTACGGCCGCCACCTTCCGATGGGCTGGGTCCGACGATCGAAGAGACGCTGGCGGAGATTGATCGTCTAGGTCCAGAGACATGGACCAAGGTTTTGGCCGCGGCAAAAGCGATGCGGAGCAAGGCCGACAAATAACTTGCGCGTAATGCAATTTTGCTCTTGACGGGCATCTTGCGTGTGAAGCAAGTTCGCGGGGTCACTCACAAAGGAACCCGCGATGGACCAGATGGTACCCCCGGCGCCCGGCGCCGCCGCCCACCCATTCGGTAACACCACCCAGACAAACGACTACGACCGGCTGATGGCGTTTCGCCAGGGCCTGCTGGCGGCGCGGCTGTTTGGCCTGCCCGGGTTGTTCCCGGCCAGCCCCAGCGCCACGCGGCAAGGCCAGCTGCTGGCTGGCTGGATCGACTGCGGCATGGCTGGCGCCATCCCGCTCGATGCCTGGGGCGTCCAGATGCTGCGAACCGCGCAGACCCCGATGCGGGGTGCCCGCTGATGTTGACCACAGATCGCTTGGCGCCGTTTCGCAGCGCCGATCTGGCCGGGCAGCGCCGGGCCTGCGTGATCCGCGCATACAAGGAACGGTGGGATGGCGCGGCGGCGTCTTTTGAAGCCGCCGCCAGGGTGGCCCTGCCCGGCAGCCCGCTGGCGCAGCGCGCCGATGCCCTACGGGTGCACGCCTGCTGGCGGGCCATGGCCTGGGCGGCGCTGCTGGATTTCGAGGGCGATCTGGCCTGGCGCTGCTGGATGGAAGCGCGCCGGCTGAAAGCGGCGATGCAGGGGGCGCGGGCATGAGCGCGCCGGTGACGTGCGAGGGTTTGGCGCAGAACCTGGAAGACGTTCTGGCCAAGACCCTGCGCCTGGCAGAAGGGTCCCGCATGGGCAGCGATGTGGTGCTGCTGGTGGCGGATGCATTGACGATCGCCGGCGATACCGCCGCGGGGAATCTGTGCAGCTGGGAAGCGCAACTGTTTCTGGAAGCGGCAGCGCACCTACGCGACAAGGCCCCGCTGTTTGCCGGTGGCGCGGCGCGGGCGCCGGGACAGGGGCTGGCGCCGTGAGTGAGCCTGCGCCGGGGCGCGCGATCCGTGAAACAGGCCGCGAATCATTGTTCCCCACGCCAGCCAAGCAAAGGGCTGGCATGGGGAGCAATGCTCCGAACCTCGCCACGCGCCGCGCTCCGCTACGCTTCGCCACGCGCCGCGGCGCTACGCTACGCCGCGCACCGCAACGCAACGCACCTTAACGCAACAGGAGACATTACATGCGAACATCCATCGCCACACTTACGCTGACCGGCATCAGCCCCTATTCGCAATCTCGCCAGCACGACGAGCCGAAATTGCCCGGCGAAACACATGAGGACTACGACGCGCGCACCTGGCGCAGCAAGCTGAACACCGCCATCCGCGATGGCGTGCCGACCGTCATTATGCCGGCCCATGGCATTCAGCAGTCGATCGCCGCTGCGGCCAAATACAGCAAGCGGCAAATTCCAGGCCAGGGCAAGGCGACATGGACCGCGAAGTTCAAGGCCGGCATCGCGCTGCTGGAAGACCCCACGCTGAATATCAACCCGGCAGACGTGGCCGCTGTGACCATCAGCGCCAACGCCGATGGCGTGCGGGGCAGCGGCAAGCGCGTGACGCGCCGCTTCCCGATCATGCCCCAATGGTCGGCCACGTTCGACGTCTACATTCTCGATCCGATCATCACGCAAGACGTGTTCCACGAAATGGTCCAGATCGCCGGCATGTTTATCGGTTTCGGCCGTTTTCGCCCTGAGAATGGCGGCACGAATGGCCGGTTTCAGATTGAGAAGCTGGTCTGGCAAGACAATCGGGCGCTGGCCGCCTGACATGGTTTTCAACGCCGCACCGCGCTGCGACGCAGCGCATCGCAGCGCGCCGCGACGCAACGCTTCATGACAGGAGACACCGCATGCCAATAATCACCGAAGTTCATCCCGACGCGATGCGAATCGCCGAACATCTTATTACTGTTCCGGTCGGCGAAGTCGTTCTGCACGCCACGCTGACCAGCATCATCGGCCGTGATATCCGCGAACATCGCCACCTGTTTTATAGCGCCGCTCGCAGAGCGCAGAAGGACGGCGGCGTAGTTTTTGCGACCGAGCGAGGCATCGGCTACCGCCGCCTTGCGCCTGAGGCCGTCGCCGCAGTCGTCGGGCCATCGGTGCGAAAACACATTCGCCGCAGCGCCCGGTTCGGGCAGCGCGCAATTGCGGCCGGCACCGCCAAGATGAACGATGCGACGCCAGCCACACAACGCCAGATTGCCGCCGAGCTTTCCGCGCTGGGGCTTATCGAGCATATAGCCCGCGATGCCGTGACCAAACCGACCGATGATGGCCCAACCAAGGCGGAACCTGTCGCGGTCGCAGCCAAGCGGTTTTTGACCAAGATCGGCGCCGTTCCGTGAGTGAGCTTCCACCGGGCCCCTGGACGCCATGCCGCGCGACGCTGTCTCGCCCACCGCGCGCAGCGTTACAGGACGGAACTTCGCTGGGATTGTCCGGCGCACTGATGAACGATCTGCGCTGGCAGCACGGGCAGCGGGTAAAAGTCGTCTTGGCTGACACGGGCGCGCAGTTGTTGCTTTCAGTGACGACCGATTTGACCGCCCGAAAAATATATGTGCACCGCGGCGCCGGCCAGCTATGGCTGAAATTGCCGTGGGTGAAGATTGGCCCACTGCCAGCGGCTGAGGTGACGCACGCCGTGATGGAAGGCGACGGCAACAGCGGCACGCTGTTGATCACGCTGCCTGAATGGGCCGTACCGCCTGCGGTTGGCGCAGGCGCTGAATATGCCACCGAGCTTGCCATAAAATCTCAGGTGCACGCTGCGCGTATCGCCGCGGTTCTGCCGGCGCTGTGGGCGGACCCATCGGTATCGACGCTGCAGATCGCCGCGCGCCTGGGCGTTTCGGATACGACGATCAGGTCACATGCCGAAAAACTGCGGCTGCCACCGGTGCGCCCGGCCGCCCCGGCGGCGGTGTCCGAATCCAGGGCTTTGCTGATGCGCGCGGCGTGGGCTGATTGCCGCATGACTCTCAAACAAATCCGCCAGGCATTGAACGCGGCGGACCCAGCCTCGCGGCCCTTGAAAAGTGCGACGTGCATGTATCGGCTGGCTAGGCGGATCAACCTGCCGGTGCCGCGATTTGCGCGCAAAATCAAACCGGCGAAGGTGAATTTGCAGCAAATCCAGGAAGAAGACATGCGTGAAGCCCGCGTGATGGCGGCGTGCAAAAGGCGGCCAGAGGAAATAGCTGAATGGTTTGGCTGGTCTAAGGAACAGGCGCAGTCCGTCATCGATGACGTTCGAGAAAAAATCAGGAGGGCAGCATGATTTCCATACCTTTGAGCTACATTGCAGCTGCGTTGCGTGCTGCCGAGGTCGCGGCTGGAGACCAAGACAGTTACGAGGCAGGGGCAGCGGCGGCGCGGGCTGGGTTGGTATTGATGGCCACGCTGCTGGATGGCGGTGAGCCCGATGAAGTTCACGACGACGCCGCACCGGCTTCGCAAGAAGAAGCCGAACCGCGGCTTTTTGAGGATCTGCCCGCGAAGCCCAGCGGACCACGGCCAACGCTGCCAGCGCGAGCGGAGCGCGCGGCGCCGGGGGCCTGCTGGAACGACGACCGCGACCAGCTGCTGGCGCGGCTATGGCGCGAACCCGGCCTCCGAATGCCGGATCTGATGCAACGGCTGAACGCGCTGCCGGGGGCGGAAATCAGGAATGACCCGCGGGTTTATGTCAGGGCGAAGGAGCTTGGCCTGGGCAAGCGCGGCGCGCTTTTGACGGTGACGCCAGACGCTGGCAATGAGGACGCCGACGCTCGCGCGCTGATCGTGTCTGGCAAAGGCGCCCGCGCCATCGCCGAAGATCTGGGATGGTCGCTGGACCGCGCACAAAAGTTCGCGGAACGGGTGCGGCAGGAAATGTTTAATCCTCCCGTTGATGTCGCACATGCCTGAGCTGCCGCGCCGCATCCAGCGCCAGCGCACGAAGGGCTGGCGCATGCCCGAAGGCGCTGTCTATGTTGGCCGGCCTAGTCGCTGGGGCAATCCTTGGACCACTGCAGGCATGCGGCGGGCCGGGTGGACCGGCACCAACACCTACCTTGCGCCTTTCGTGACTGGCATGTTTCAAAAAGGAATGCGCGCTCGCGTAACAGTGTGCGAGCCGATCTTGTCCGCGTTGCCTGAGCTACGCGGCAGAGACCTCGCTTGCTGGTGCCGCTTGGATCAGCCATGTCACGCGGACGTGCTGCTAGAAATGGCCAATGCGTCAGCGGAGACGTCGAATGCCTGAGCCGCCGCGCCCCGCTTGGCTTGATCGCCGCGCCCTGGCCGCGCACATCAGCGTGGACGTGCATCAGATCCGCGCGATGCTGCGCCGCGGCCTGCTGCCGGCCCCCAGCATGCACTTAGGCCCCCGCTCCCCGCGCTGGTCGGTCGCGGCGGTAGACGCCGCGCTGGCCGGCGGCAATGCTGCCCCGGCCGGCATAGATGCCGCAGTTGAGGCCGCCGCCCATGCCATTGCCCAGGGCCGTCAAGGTCGTTCGCCGCACGCTAGCCTCCGGCGAGGTCCGGGAATACCGCTATCAGCGCGGGCCACGGGCTGAACGCGAGCCGCCGGCGCGGATTGTCGCCGGCAGCGTGGGGGCGCTGATTGAGGCATGGCGCCGAAGCCCCGAATGGGCCGACTTGGCGGACGCCACCCGCGCCAATTACACGATCTATCTTCGCAGCCTCACCGGTTTGGAACGCGAGCAGGCCGCAGATGTGCGGCGGCGGCATATCATTGCGCTGCGGAACGCGATTGCCGTCGCTCGGGGCAATGGTGCAGCCACCGGCTTCGTCCGGGCGGCATCGGCGCTGTGGGCATGGGCGATCGACGCCGAGCTTGCGGAAACCAACCCGGCCGCGAGGCTCAAGCCCCTTCGCAAGGGCGAACTGGCAGCATGGCCCGAGGCCGCGCTGGCTGATGCGCTGACCCAATTGCCAGAGCCCTACCGGAGGGTGGTGCTGCTGGCGGTCTATACCGGGCAGCGGCGGGGTGACCTGATCCGGTTATCCTGGGGGCAGTACGATGGCGCGGCGATTCGGTTGCGGCAGGGCAAGACCGGCGCGGCCCTGGTAGTGCCAGCGCACCGAGAGCTGCGCGCCCTGCTCGAAACTTGGCGGCAGACCACGACCACCACCACGATCCTCGCCGCGCCGGCCGGTGGCGCCTGGACTGACCGGCACCTATCCCGGGAGCTTGGCGCCAGGATGCGAGCCATTGGCTGGCCAGGGTTGACCCTGCATGGGCTTCGCAAGCTGGCCGCTGTGCGCCTGGCGCAGGCCGGCGCGACGCTGCACGAAATCGCCGCCATCGGCGGGTGGAAATCCCTTTCGATGGTGCAGCATTACACAAAGGCGGCGGACCAGCATGCGCTGGCGCAGGCGGCAATTGTGCGGTTGGAAAACGTCCGAGTAACTGGAAAACGATCAAAGAAAACAGGAGTTTAGATGCGTGCGATCTTTGTGATGATAAGGCCGAAGTGTTGATATTGTTGTAGATTTTCCAGTGTCCTACGTTGATTTTCTATTATTGCTCGACTGGCGACAAAAATCGTTTCCATAAGCGCCAACCTTTAAGCCGGGACTTTATAGTTGCCCGGCGGGGTCATTTGCGGACTGGTCTGCCGAAGATCGGCGTGCCCTTCGGGCCAAACCGGCGGTAAAGCGTTCGCGGGCTTGCTCCCGTCGCCTCCGCTACTTGCTTTGCAGTCGTCTCGGGGTTCGTCCATAACTCTTGTGCCTCCTTCAGTTTCTTGCCGGTCAACGCGGCCGGCGGCCCCGCCCGGCGAGTAATGCCGCGCCTTGCCTTGGCCGCCCGCTCTTGCTGGCCCTGGCTTTCGGCCCGAGCCGCGAACGCGATCATAGACACCGCCGAGGGGTGCGGCGTGACGGTCTCGGCCGCCGCGCAATCGTAGACCGCAGCCTCGGCCCGGCCGATGGCATCAAGAGCCGCCAGCACGTCGCCGCGCGTGGCGCCCAACCTGGCCGCCGAGTGGATAACCAACTCGTCGCCCGGCCGCAGAGCGCGGATAGCCTCGGTGCGAGCCGCCAGCGGGTCGGTGCCGGGCTTCGGCCGCTTCGGCGGGACTGGATCGACATAGACCGGGCCGTCAGGCGACCAGTCCGCAATCCCCGCGCGACGTAACGCCGCTTCCTGCTCATCGCGGGCGGGGCCTGCCTTGTCGATCCTGATATAGCCTAGTCTCATGTGCCACTCTTTTTCTGATTGACAACCTGACATAAGCTATGGCAGAAAGCAAGCACAGAGAGAACGCGGGGCGCCGGATGGTCCGGCTGCCCGCCCAAGATACCCCACCCAGACACGGAGACAGACAGATGGTTGATTTCAGCAGCTACTCTAACTTCGGCAACGATCCGCGCCGAGCCGAGCAACTTCGGATTGCCAGCGCGATTGACCTGAATCGTATCGCGGTTGTTAGCGGGCCGCCTGGCGCTTACGGGTTTCGTAAGGGCACATGGACCTTCAAATACGACGGCGCCGAGTACAAATTTTTGACCTCGGTGCCACACGCGGCAGAGCCGGAAAAACAAAACAACATGGTGCGTGCCGCTGCCGCGCTGCATATTGCTGGGCTGCAATCTGGTTACATCGGCTCCTAACCCCACTTAGGAGGATAACATGCAAACATGGTATGTGATCGTCGAGAAGATTACTACAGGCAAGCGCCAGCAGCGCCTAATGGTGGCGGCATCCGCCGATGACGCTGGCCGACAGACATGCGATCTGATCGGCGGTCCCGGCACCGCCGCTTACCGCGTCGTTAAATGCACTGCAACGAACTGACCAACCAACCCCGATCCACCGGAGACCTCATGAGCAAAGCCCTGGACGACATCGCGGCCGAGCGTCACCGGCAGATCGAGGCCGAGGGATGGACGCCCGAGCACGATGACGATCACACATCGGGCCAGATCGCGGGCGCTGCCGCGTGCTATGCACTTACCGCTGTCGCGCATTGGGGCGCCGGCCCGGCCATCGAGCACCTGTGGCCGTGGTCACGCGCATGGTGGAAGCCGAAGGACAAACGCAACAATCTTGTGCGCGCCGCCGCCCTGATTGCGGCCGAAATCGACCGGCTGGACCGGGCCGAAAACCGCCAGACCGCACCCGTCTCGTAACCCCGGATTGCGTGCCGGAAGCTCAATGGACGAGCGGGCGCATCCTAGGCGCAAGGTTGCGGGTTCAAATCCCGCCCGGCACATCAAGGCCGCGTAGCTCAACTGGATGAGCGCCGTTTTTCTAGTACGGAGGATGCAGGCCCGAGTCCTGCCGTGGTCGCCAATTTCCGAGACGCACGCCGCTTGCCGTGACCCCGGGGAGCGTCGTGACAGGGGCGGGGCAGTGCCAGCGCCCCGCCCCGCCTTATAACCCCCGAACCTTTCACACATCCGGCTTTTGTGTAAGCGAAAGGCCCGAACCTTTCACACGTCGCTGTCTTTTTTTTCCTCCCGCAAAAGCTCCATCGCGCAATCGTGCCTCGATTCGTACTTTTCAAGGAGCCACGCAACCCACGCGGCAGGCACAGGATACGACAACGATAAATGATGCCGTAATTTGATCCATCGGCCCGCGTCGTCCAGCGTAGACCATGCGGCATGAACACGAGGATCATCGGTCGGTTGTTCAACCATCATTCGTCCTCTTCCCCATCCGCATGAAGCGTGTAGAAAAGCCGCGCCGCCATGCCCTCGGCCAGCGTCACCGCGCCGGGCACCGAGACGAAATGCACCTCGCCGTCCCTGCCCTCCCAGGCGATTAGCAGCGCGGCAGGCCGCTGCGCCAGCGCCTTCGTTAGCGCCGCCTGCGCCATGGCGACCAGCCATTCGTCGGGCGCGGGCTCGCCTTGCGGGACAGCTTGAAGGCGGGCGCGGCTCATGCGGCCTCCGTTGCGGCAATCTCGTCCTGAAGGAACACTCGGATCGGGCTGTTCGCGCCCCACCGCGGATGACTGAACCACAACAGTTGCGACGCCGGCTCCCAGCCGTACCGTTGCGTGCGATCCCAGGCCGAATAGCCCCGCAGCGTGCCGCCGACGATGGCGCGGGGTAGCCAGAGCGTGGTGTGGTAGTGCCCGATCACCAGAATATCGGCGTCCTGGCCCAAGCTACGATTGGCACCGCCGACTTTGACCGCGCCGCGAGTGATTGGCCCCAGCGCGCCGATAATCCCGTCGCCGCCCTTCACGCCCAACTGATGGCCGTGCATCAGGTGGTAGCGGGTGCCGGCCACCGGGACGATTTGCTCCCCCGCGTCCGGGACACTGATTTCGATGGTGCGGCGATCCTCCGGCCGCTCGCGCAAGGCTTCGGCTACTAAGACATAGATCAGCCAATCAAAGGATTGATGCGAATGCCCAGCGCCGGGCGGCCGGCGGGTCAGCCGCCCATGGTTGCCAGACACCCCGACGACAAACAACCGCCCCCAGGCATCCCGCAGCGTCCGCAGCGCATGGGTCAGGCGCGAGACGCACCACGCCACCGCTTGCAAGGGGCTGCAATAGTCGCCACGGATCAGTTCTTCATGCAGCCAACCGGAGACAAAATCGCCACCCAAAAACACCACGCCACCGCGCGCCTTGTCCACATGCTTGGCGGCCAGAGCGATGGCCCGCTTGATAACCCGTTCCGCCCGCTCCTCGGCAATCTCGGCGTTGAAGACATTCCGATGCGCGACTTCGGCCGGAACGACCGTTTCCCCGATGTGCCAATCGGTCAGCATCAGCACCGGCAGGCCAGCGGCATCGCCCATGCGTTCCGGCTGCGCTGTCCATCGGGGCGGGTCAATCGGCATAGCGGAGACCTTGCCGCGCGCTTCCCGGATCGCTTCGGCAAGTAATGCCTCGCCATCCGTGCGAGATTGTTCCTCCCGCACGCGGGCCAGCTCGGCTTTGAGCCTAGCAATCTCGCGCCGCTCGCTTTCCGATGGCGGTTGCGGCGGCGGCGGCGGTGGCGGTTTCCGCCCGGCCGGCGGCCGAGGCTTGGGCGTGAGGCTGTATTTGACCGCGGCGGTGCGGAGGCGGCCTTGGAGCGTGCTAGCTATAATGCCCAGCGCCAGAGCGGCGGCGACCACGTTTCCGTCTGCGGCATCGACGGCGGCGACCGCCTCTGCCGCCAGCTTTTGGTCGAGAGGTTTGGTCGGCATCGGCGGCTCCTACAGGCCCAGCACGCGCTTGGCGCGAGCGGTCAGCACGCGGCGGTCATCAAGGCCATTTGTCCCGCCGTTTATCGCGCGGGTGACGGCCAGAATGTCGTCTCTGTCAGCCAGGCGATTGAGGCCACGGTCCTGCCAGTAGAGGCACGCGGCTTCCAGCGCGGGACCTGGGGTGGCAAGCAGATCCGGCTTTTCGAGCAGCGGCAGGTTTAGCCGGGTTGCGGCGCGGTTATAGTTGCTGCGGCCCGTGGTCTGGATCAGACCTCGGCCTTTGAACCGCACACCATCGCCTTCCCGGATGTTGCCCAGGTCTCGCCGGCCTTCATAAGCTCGGCCGCTCGCGTATTCTTCGAGGGTGCAAAACCGGTCACACTCGTGCGCGCACTGCGCGAGGAAATGCGCTTGGCGCAGCGGGGTATTGATGCCGTAGCGCGCCAGGGTCGGGGCCAGCAGCGGGCCAAGATCGGCGATGATGTGCTGCTGGCGGGCGGTGCCCTTGCCAGCGATGGCGAACAGCGTGGATGCGTCAATCCGTGGGGCCGTCACCGGCCCCAGCAAACCGAAAGGGCGCGCGGCCCCGGCCTCCACCGGGGCGGAGCGGGCGAGGTCGCCCCCCATCGCAGCGATGGTGCTGTCCTTCCGCATGCTACCGACGCTGGAACCCAGCCAATACTGGACTACGGCGCCGAATCCGGCGGATAGCGTGCCGATCAGCATTTGGAACACGGGATCGGTCGGCAGGCCGCTTTGACCGCCGGCATAAAGCACGGCCCCGAAGCCACAGACGATCAGCACGGAGACAAGCGGCGCGCCCCAGGCGATAGGAGAATGAGCCTGCGCCAGCGTGACGGTCTGCATGCGGGCGGACGCCGTATCGGCCAGCGTCGCCTTCACTTCATCCAGATCGGCCTGCCGTTCGGCCTGATGTTCGGCTGCCGCGATTTCGGCCAGACGCACCCGGAGTTCCGCCGCCTTAGCTGGGTCGGCAATGGCCGCTTCCGCCGCCGCCGGGTCATCCGTGCCAAGCACGTCGCGCAACGCGGAGCCGGCCCGGTTGACCACGTCCTCGGCGCGCGATCCGCCGATCCATCGGGCAAGGTCGGGGGCCAGCTTTAGCAGCAGGGGAATCAACAGCAGGGGCGCCATCTATTTTGTCTCCTTCGAAAGGCGACCGTTCACGGCGCGCTTGATCGCCTCCCAGCCCAGCAGGCCGGCGGCGATACCGGCGGCAACGGCGCCGTGCATTGAAAAGCCGGCGGCCATTGCCGCTTCGGCCGCGCCGAAACCGACGCAAGCCATCACCGCCCCATCGGCCAGGACCGCGCGCCATGGTCGCGGCGGCCCTGAATAGGTCCTATTTGTGAAATACAGACCAAGCCGCCGCCAGCATGCCTATCATGCCGCCAGAACCTCCCAGCCAGGCCAGGATTGAAAGACTGCCCGCGCCCCTGTCGGTCGTTGTTCGCAGCGCCTTTAAGTCAGCGCGGATTTCAGCAAGCATTTCCGCCATGTTGCTGCGCTCTCGCTCAGCGGCATCCATGCGTGCGGCCAGCGCCGCGAGTTGAGCGGCGGTCTCGGGGTGTGGATCAACCATGCAGGCCTCGGAGTGGGGATCAGGATGTGCGCGCGGGCAGGGCGGCCGGCGCGGCGACAATCAACCGGTTAGGTCAACGTCAGCTTGGCGCCCACAGCCGGGCGGAGCGTCAGGACAGTGCCCACGGCAGGGCTCAGCGTTAGGCTGGCGCGGACCCGCACGGCCACCACCTGGTCCGGCAAGGTCACGACAAAATCGAGCGCGGCGCCATCGGTCACCGATGCGCTGGCGACCAGCAGGGCGGACAGGATATCGGCCGGCGCCAAAGCCTCAACCAGGGCGGTCTGCACCGCCAAGGACGCGGCCATGGCATCGGCAGCCGCGACCGTGCCGGCCGCCAGCAGCGCAGCGGCCAGTTGCGCTGTCAGGGTATCGGCCGGGGTCACGGCCTGCAGCAGGGTTTCAGCGCCGGCCAGGGAGACCGCCAAAATATCGGACGGAACGGACGCTTCCAGGACCGTGTCGAAAAATACGTTCTGCGCGGCGTTGACCGATGCCGCGACCGCATCCGCAGGGCTGACGGCGCTCACGATGGCGACGGAGGCCAGCAGGGTGGCCAGCGCAGCATCCGCCGGGGTCGCGGCATCGGCCAGCGACGCAGCGGCGGCGAGAGACCCCGCCAGAGCATCCGCCGGGGTCGCGGCATCGGCGAGCGACGCAGCGGCGGCGAGAGACCCAGCCAAGGCATCAGACGGGGTGGCGGCATCGGCCATGCTGGCAGCCATGGCGGCAAGAGTAGCCATGACGTCAGCGATCGCGGCGGCATCCGCGGCGATCAAGGCGGCAGCCAGCGCGCCCAGCACGGCATCCGCAGGCGTTGTAACCTCCGCTGCCGCGACGCTGGCAGCCTGGGCCGCGGTCAGCAGGTCGCCGGCTGCGATAGTTTCGGCGATGGTCTGAACCCAAGCATTTGCGCCGTCGCCAGAAAATACCGGCAGGCCGGCAAGCGGCGCGCCAGCGAGAGGTGCAAGGCCCAGCATCAGCCGGCCGCTTCGTCAGCCGTGCCGTCGCGCTGCAATGCGACAGCACGCGCTGGCGTGATGGCGCCCACCTGGACGGCAAGGCCAAGCAGCTGCGGCATGCGCGGGCTATCGAGGTTGACCGTAGCTTTTTCGGCAAGCTGCATGCCGAAAGCATAGTCAAGATAATCGTTGTTTCGCATGCCCTTATATTCAGCCGGCGTCAGGCGCGCAAGGAACGCGGCAAGGGTGATGACGCGGATGCGTGGCACGTCCGCCGCTCGCGCTGGCGCCACCCGCGATAGGACGTACCCCGGCGGCACAGCAGGCTCCGCGCCCTGCTCGCAAGGGAAAAACGTCTCGACCGCACCAGTGGGCGAGATGATCCAAAGCATGGGATTGTCAGGCATCACCAATAGCTCACCTTGATCTGACCATCGCCGCCATTGCCGCCAGCGCCAGCAGCGGCGCCGCCTCGACCACACCCGCCACCGCCGCCACCACCGCCAGGTGTTGCTCCAGCGCCACCCGCGCCAGCGGTGCCACTGGCAGCACTCAAACTGCCACCGCCACCGCCGCCGCCGCCGACAGCGCCGCCGAAAGACTGTCCTGCACCGCCAGCGCCTCCAGACGTACCGGCAGCACCACCGGACGATATATTTGACGGTTTACCCCCGGCACTAGCGGTTCCAACGACGCCAGCCGATGTAAAGCCGGCACCAGCACCACCACCGCCGCCCGCACCACGCGGAGCGATAGCCGCGAGCGTGCCGGCCGATCCGGTCGATCCGCAGCTTGATCCTGACTGGCCAACAAACATACCGCTCTGGTTCATTGTAGTAGTTGCTGTTGTGGAAACTCCGTTACTAGCTACAGCGCTGCCCGAAAGAGACGTGGCAGAAAATGTACCGCCCCCGCCGCCGTAGCCAAACCAGCCGACAAGTAGCGCACCCGCCGCTACGGTTGAGCCGAAAAATGTACTGCCTGCGGTGCCGCCATCAACGCCAAAATTGCCACTTGTTCCCCCAGCGCCCCCAGCGCCGCCAGACCCGATGGCGCACGGCCACGCTGCCGTGCCCAGCACTGCGGTTAAATCCGCGATGCGATACACGGCAGTCGAATAGCCAGCGCCGCCGCCCCCCGCGCCGCCCTGCTGTGAACCTGAAGCCGTATCCAGGCGCCCACCGCCGCCGCCAGCGCCGCCGCCGCCCCATACTTCAATGTGAACCATTTTCGCCCAACTTGGCGGGGTGATTGACGTGGTGCCGGGCGTAAAGGTGGCGCTGCTGTCGGTGTCGGTCCAAGACGGATTCGCTGCGCTACCACCGCTGACAAGGCGTTGCCCAGCCGTGCCCGGCGCTAGCGCGCTCCACACCGACGCGCCGCGATAAGGTAGCGCGCCTTGGGTCGTGCTGAGAGCCTCAAGCATCGCGGCCACGCCATCGGCGGCCGTGGGGGTGATGAACACCTGGCGTGTGCCGCTGCCCCAGGACACCGCCGAGCCGGCATTGCTGCTGGCACGAATGGTGGTGCGCGCCAGCGTATTGGCCGCCGCGTTGAAGGTCCCGAGGCCGGTTTCCCAGCCGGCGCCGCTGGCATCGAACGCCGCATAGGGAACGACCGATCCTGTGCTCAGGGCGGCGGAAAAGGTTTGATAGCCAGTCACGGCGCCAGCGAGCACATAAGCCGCGGCTCCCAGCGTGGTGCTGGTTTCCTGGACGCGATCGACGACGACCGCCATGGCGCTTAGCTCGCGCTCTGGGTGACGGTGACGCTCAGGGTATCGCCAGAGGCGCCGCTGCGAGCCGTGGCAAACGCGCTCTCGCTGTATAGCGTGCCGGAGGTCCCGCTGGCCGCAGAGCAGACAAAGGCCCCGCTGACCGTGTAGGCGCCGGTCATGGTGAAGACGATGGCCGTCGCGCTGCTGCTGCCGGTTGAGGCCGCGGCGAAGGTCAGCGCCGGGCGGTTGCCGCTATAGGCGTTGCCTTCGGTCCACCCAGCGTGAGAGGCCAGCGTGTCGCCAGCGGCGAGCGTCGGCGATGCCCCGGCGATCAGGCCGAGATACCAGGCGGCGGTATAGGCGCTGCCGCGGAAATACTTTTCGATCAAATCCGTTTTGCCGGCCGTGGTGACAAGATTTTCAATGGTTTCGCACCACTTCAAATTGCCGGCCGCATCGCGGCATTCGACAGCATAGGTCAGGCGCGGCGCACGCAGCGCCTCGGCGGTCAGGTCAGACATCAATGGCTCCTGCTAAAGGACGACTGAGGGAACAATGACCACCTGGTCTTCTTTCCAGACGGCATGGGGAGCGGTGCAGCCAGCGCGGACAGACCAGGTGCCGGCCTTGCCGCCGGTTTCGGCGAAACCGCGATAGGTAGAGACAGTGCCATCCACCAGGGCCACCGGCATGGAAACCGAAGAGCCGTCCGGCGCCTTTGCCGCCATCGAAACCCCGGTCACCGCGAGGGGCAGACCGGTCACCGGATCGGTGAAGGCAATCTCCGCTTGCAGGGTCGAGCCCTGCCACAGGCGCAACGTCATGCGCCTGGCCGCGCCAGCATCACGGCAGGATCGGCGCCGATGCCATTCAGCAGCGCGATCGCTTCCGCATCGTCATTCGCCACACCCTGCTGCAGCGTGACCAACTTCAGCATCATTGGCGGTTTGGTCACGATGACCGTCGCCGCCGCCACCCACTTGCCGGCGGCTTCCAGCCGCTGGCGCAGCAGCGCGACGGGTACATACCAGGAAGCTGGCGCGGCAGGCGCCACGGCCGGGGCAAAGCCCGCGGCGCCACGCACCCAGCCAACCTGCACCGCAACGCTTGCGGAGACGGGCACGCAGGCGGCGACGAAATCAGGGTGAAAGCGATGATCCAGCGGGCCGTCTGCGTCATTCAGCAGATCAGTCACCACGCCATCCCGCAGATGCGCGAACAATCCCATGTTACCACTCCACCACAATGCAACCGCCCGCCCCGACGCCGCCAATGGCGGCCACACCGGTACTCGTCAGGCCAGAGGAATCGGTCGCGCCGCCGGACCCGCCGCCGCCGGGAAACATTCCCGACCGGCCGATATCGCCCACGCCTTGCACGCCGCCGGCACCGCCGAAAGACGCGCCGCCGATGGCGGACATCACATTCGTAAAAGCGCGGCCAGTAGATCCTTTCTGACCCACCACTTGAAACGGAAACCCGTAAATTAGGCCGCCATCGCCACCAAGGTTGACGTTCGCGCCCCCGCCGATGGCGCCCGTGACGCTGGCCAGGGACCCGAATGAGGTCACGCCGCCGGTCTGGCCGAAGGTGCTGCCAGTGACGCCGCCAGTGCCGCCCGCGCCAATGGTGACGGCAACGCCCGTCCCAGGGGTGACATCGAAAAAGCCTTCGCCATATCCGCCGCCACCGCCCGCACCGCCGGCCTGCCAGGCGCCGATCGCCATACCGCCGCCGCCACCAGCACCCCAGCAGCGCACGCGCACGCGGCTGACGCCGGCGGGCGGCGTGAAGGTGCCGCTGGCGGTGAAGACCTGCATGTTCTTGCCCAGCAGGCGGCGGGCCGCATACAGCACCTGGGCCTGGTTCTGCTTGTCCGTCGCCACACCCGCCGCTGTCAGAAACGCAATCAGCTCCCGCTGAATCGCGTTCAGCCAATCCGCCGAAACTACAGTGGCGTCGGCAGCGCCCGGCGTGCCGTCCGAGAAATAGCCGGGCGTGCCGTCAGCCGCGGGCGTGGGCGGCGTGGAAACCGCGCCGGGGCCATCGATCTGGAACATCGAAGATCCTTCAGTTCAAGGGCAGGTCAGGGAAAAAGCGCGGCGGCACCGTCATCGGTCAACAGACCGCCCGCATCTGCGGTAAGCGCCGAAGCGCCATCGGCGGCGGCGAAAAACAGCAAGGTATGAGCGGGCCTCACGCGGTTCAGGACGCAAGGCAGCATGCCAGCATCCCAGACCCGCAGCCGTTGCCCGGCACGGAAAGCGCCCGCGCGGGCCGGAAAAGGCACGGGCGTATAACCGGTAACGCCCCACGCGAACCGCCAGGGCATCGATCGGCAGCGATCGCCAGCGCGCATCAGGCCAGCCCGGGCCGGCGCATATTCCCGAATGGAAATCGTGTAGCCGTATTGTGCCGCCAGACCGATGAAATGTGCCCTGCTCTGCCCGCCGGAATCGGTCAGCCGCGATCGCAGCACAGCCTGGCGCTGCGCCACCGCCTGCGCTTCGGGCGCTGGACAGCAAAGATCAGGCAAGCCGAAGACCCGTTCCCATTCCGGGAGGAGGTCAACAGCCGCCACGGGCAAGGATTCACGGTTCAGCACCGCACCGATCCGGCCTTCGATCCACCCCAAACGATCCGCAATGCCGCTAAGAACGCCGCCCAGCACGCCGGTATAGGCGCCCGCCCACGCCGCGCCGCGCGGCAGCAGCGCACGCAAGGCGGCCAGCCAGTCGGCGGGGCGAGCATCCTGGCGCATCAGATGAAGGTCACGGTGCCGGGGACGTACAGCGCACCGGCGGCGGCCGTGACATCGGTGGTGGGGAAGGTGATGACGTGATGCTGTTCGCCGGTGGCGCGGCTGATCGCTTCTGCCAGCCGGCTGCGATAGATCGTGCCGCCCGGCGCCGCATCCAGCAGAATCTGCGCCTGGACTTCCCGGCGGATGGCGGCCTGCACGGCCGCTGTATTCGTCGCCAGATTTGATATAGTGACGTTCAGCGCGACCCCGGTGGGCGCCCGCACAAGAAGGTCTGCCGTTACGGGACGCAGGACGTTCAGCGCCGCCTGCACAGCCGCCACATCGCCCGATGCCGGGATGATGGACCCAGGCAGCCGGTTATCCATTGTGAAGGTGACATCGACCGTGCCCAGACCACGCGCCAGCGGGTACACCCAGGCCCGGGTTACGCCCGGCTGCGCCAGCGCCCAGGCCTGATAATCCGATGCCGCGCCGCCCTGCGGCGGCGCCTGCAGACGTGCCAACAACCGGGCACGATAGGCCATGTCGGATTCCTGATCTGCACCGCCTGTCAGGCCGGCGGACCCCACCGTGGTCACACCGGTGATGCCCGACACCGCAGCCGCCAGGGTGAGCGTGGCGCCTGATGCGGCATTGCCTGCGGCCCCCGATGCACGCGCGATGACCGACGCCGTTCCTGCGCCCGCCGCCAGGGTTACACCGGCCTGCGTGACGTAGGCCGCGCCATCCGCACGAACCAGGACCGCGCCGGCCGGCAGCGTGGCGCCAGTTGTTCCGGTGATCTGCACCAACCCGGCGGCAGCGATAGCGGGCTGGCGCGAAAGCCCGAAGATGGCCGCCCATCGATCAAGATATTCAGCGTCCGCGCTATCGGGCAGCACCTGGCGCACAATCCAGTCCAGATACCCGAACAACAGGTGCGCGACGCCGGCGAAAAGCCGCGCCAGAATATTCAGGTTGCTGACGCGCAACAGCGGATCGCTACCCGGCAGGCGGGCGGCAATGCTGGCCTGGGTGTCGCGGATCAGCGCGCCAAGGGTGGGGCGGGCGAAGGGCATGTCAGGCAGCCTCAGTTCGAAGCCAGAGAAGATCGAAGCGCCGATCGCCGGCCGGGCCCTGGATCAACAGCCGCACCGCCAGCCGGGTGGCCGGGCTGCCCTGCCATTCCGTGGCGATAGCCAAGCCGGTGGCGACCTTGTCGCGGATTATCCAGCCAAGCGATTCGCGGATGTAGAGTTCGGCCCGGCGGCGCGTATCATCGGTTGCCGGCGCGCGGGACAGCAGCCAAAGGCGCGAACCCAGCGGTTCGGCGGCCTCTCCTTCCAGCGCCAGGTCGCCCCACCAGCCGCGGCGGTCATCATCGCGCGGGTCCGGCAGCACGTCATCCGCGCCGGCCCGGCGATCCGTCAGCAGGGACAGCAGCACGGCGGTGGCCAAAGTGGCATCGCCGGCAAGGTCGCCGCCAGTCACGCGCCAGTCACCCGCCGCGCCGGTACTGTCCAGGATGGTGGCGATATCGGCCATTACTGAGCGAATACCTTTGTCGCGGCGGAGTTATCGGCAAGTTTCACCGGCAGAACAGCGCCAGGCCCACCCAGCTTCACCGCCGGCGCTTCGATGGTGATGCTGGCCTGATGCTTCAGGGCAATGCCGGCGGCGGTGACGCGCACGGTGTTGCCGGCCAGATCGGCCAGACCGATTTCGCCGGGCGCCAGGCCGGACAGACGCTGCCCGGTGCCATCCGGCAGCAGCGCCACGCGATGATCGGCCGTGCCGCCCACCTGCAACACCAGCACTTCCGACCCCACCGGCGGCAGATAGGTCAGGAATGCCGGCAGCTTCAATTCAATCCGGCTGCGGTCTTCCCCGTGCCAGAGCGTGACATCCAGCAGCACACGCCCTTTCACCAGGGCGGCGCTGCGAACAATGGCGCGGCTGATAGCGTCGCGGTTCATTCGATGGGCACCACTTCACCCCACTGGCCGCCCGGGTCCGTACCGTTGCCAGCGGCACGCAGGCGGCGGGGACGCGGCGCGGGCTGCGGCGCATCCTCGCTGACGGCCACAGGCTTCGGCGCGAAGCATTCCGGCGGAGCAAGTTCCAGATCCGTGGTGCGGCCGTTCGCGTCGAGGCTGAAGGTCACACCGACAATCAGCATATCCCGCAGCAGCTGCAGCGCCGGCATGTCGCAGGCGATCACGCGGTTGATGCACCAGACCGCGCCATCCGCATCCCGCCAGCCGCGCAAAGTAACCTGCGCGCGGGCGCCGCGGCCTGCCGCATGCTTGGCTTCCCAGATGGCACGGGCCTTCGCTTCCACGGCCGTCAGCGCACGTTCGGCGATAATGACCCTTTCACGCGGGCGGGGCACGTTTGGATCCGTGGCGCTGGCGGACACACCCGGCGCCGGCGCATCGGTGGGGTCCGCCGAAGCATCTTCCCCCGCGTCCGGCTGCAGCGCGGTGACTTCGGGCGGCGGCAGCTGGGCGATGACGGTGACGGTGGAAAACCGTTCGGCGCCGTCCAGTTCGCCGTTTGCGGCCAGCACATTTTGCCCAATGACCAGCTGCCCGGGCGCCCGTTGTTCGCCAGCCTGCGCCAGCACAAGGCGGCCGGCGCCATCGTCGGTCAGCAGCACGCCGCGACTGCGGGCCAGTTCTTCCAGCCAGGACCAGATCGGCTGATCGCGCGACGGAGCCGCCAGGGGGATGACCGCGCCAGCATCACCTTCGGCGATGACATTGATGCCATAAGGCGCGGCGGCGCTACGGGCGATGGCTTCCAGGGTATTGCCGCGCAATTCGCCCGGGACCGCCGTGCAGTCCACCAAATCCGCCGTCTTGCTGCGGCCCGTGATGGTCACGATATGGCTGGCCGCATCGATCTGCGCGGCGTATTTGTCCACATAGCCGGTCAGGACAACATCGCTGCCCAGCAGGACTTCGACAGGCTTGAAAACTTCGATCTGCCAGGGCTGATCCTGCCCCTTCCAGCGTTCCACTACTTGCACCGTGAAGGTGGCGCAGCCCTGTTCCATCGACCGGGTCACGGAAATAGCCGTCCAGCCGGCATAATCCCGGCCTTCTATCCGCAACACCGCGTCCTCTCCGGCGCCGATGCGGGCGGCGGTGACCAGGGTTGGCGGAAGTTCAGCCTCGGTGCCGCTCATGTCAGGGGATACACGCCGCTGGGGGACATGAAGGCGGGATGCGCTGCGCTGTTCAGCGCGACCAGTTCATCCGCCCGCCGGGCATCGCCCAGCAGGCGATGGGCGAGAGACAGCGCGGGCCGAGTCGCCGGGACGGCATAGGACGCGAGGCGCGGCAAAGCGGGCTGCCGTGCGACGTCATCGGCAATGACGGCGCCCAGCACGGCGCGCCAGGCGGCATAAAGCGTGTCGGCGCCAGCATCGGCGGCGGCTTCGGCGCGGGCTTCTATGGCCGGGATAAGCGCGGCACGGGCGGCGGCCGCTTCGGCCAGCGTCGAAAACCCGGTATAGGCAGACAGTTGCGCGGCCGACGCCGCCGCGGCATCCGCCACCAGGGCAGACAGCGCCGCCTGATTGGCCAACTGAGCGTCGCGCAGCACGCCGGGATAATACCAAGCGGCCAGCCCATCGGCGGCCGTGCCGGCGGCCAGCAGCGCATAGCCGGGGCCAAACGCCGCGCCTTCGCCCACCGCACGGCTGGTATCGGCCAGGGCGCCGATCGCATCGCCCGCCGCGACGCTGGCGGCGGAGGCGGGCAAGGTGACGGCGCCGGCGGTATTGACTACAGCCGTGAAGCAGCCGGTGACCGCCAGGGCGTAAGGGACCGCTATGGTAGGGTCGGTGCCGCGCATATGGTTAATGGCATAGGCAATCTGCTGCACATCCAGCCCGGGCAGACCCAGGAACTGCCCGGCGAAACGGTCCGCCAGGCCGGCGGCCATGCTGACCATGCCGCGCTGCACGAAATCCCCCAGGTTCCGGGTGGAATACGCGAGAGCAAAAGCATCGCGGGCGTAGCCCAGCACCTTTCCGACCGTGCCCAGCAGGCCGATCTGACTGGCGGCAACGGTGAAAGGCCGGTCTTCGGCGCCGGCTTCGGTGAAGCCCAGGCGCAGCATTGCCATGCCGCCGCTGGCGCTGTCTTCCAGCACCGCGACGCTATCGCACAGCACCTGCCATTCCCCCAGCGTGGGATGGATCAGCGCGCCGGGCCCCGGCTCATCGATGCACGCCTTTAGCAGCGCGTCGCGCTGTGCGGCATAGTCGTTGCCCAGCACATAGGCTTCCAGATCGAAGCTGCGAACGCGCCGGCCCAGGTCTTCATTGAAAGGCGTGTCACGCAGGGGAAATTCATGCTGCGCCACCCGGCGGCCGCTTTCGAAGCTGGCGCGCATGACGCCGAAAGGCACGCCACGGAAGCTGGCCGGCTGAATGTTGGCGCGCCACCCGGCAGCGCCGAACAGCGCGTTCAGCGGCGCCGGAATCAAGCCGCGAGCGGTGGAGATAAGGTCGCTCACGCGAAGACGGACCCCTTGCCGAAAGCGTAGCCCACCGCCACCCGCACCGGTTGCGTGCCGGTGCGCGGCGTGTCCACCCGCAACTCGCGCGGGGCGTTGACGAACCGCACGGTGACTTGGCCGCCATCGCGGCCGGCGCCGCCGGGCGTGAACCGCATGGGGCGAGGTTCGATGCCCGGGAAGGCTTCCAACCGGCCGGCGCCGTTCAGGCCGCCGCGGCGGGGCACGGCCTCACCGGGCAGGCGCGGGCCGCTGCCTTCCATGGCCCGGAAGCGTTCGATGATGGGACCCAAGGCCTGCCAAGCCGCGGCAATACGCTGCGCGGCGGCGATCAGCGGATCTACCACCCCCGCACGAATGCCGGCCCAGGCCGATGTGAAGGCCTGGGCAATACCCGCCCACAGATCGGTAAAGAAGGCCTTCACCGCATCCCAGGGACGCATCACGCCAGCCGCCAATGCGGCCATGGGAAAGCCCTGAATGATGGCCCAGGCCGCGCTGAACGTATCAGCGATGCCGCGCCACAGATCGACGAAAAAGGCCTTCACCGCATCCCAGGGACGCATCACGCCAGCCGCCAATGCGGCCATGGGAAAGCCCTGAATGATAGCCCAGGCCGCGCTGAACGTATCAGCGATGCCGCGCCACAAATCGACGAAAAAGGCCTTGATCGGCTGCCAGTTCCGCACGATGCCATAAGCGGCGGCGCCCACGGCAGCCAGGCCGGCGCCCGCGATGGGGTTGGCCAGAAAGGCGACGCCAAGCCCCGCCAGCGCCGTGACGACGCCGCCGATCGCGGCGATCCAGGGGCCGGCCAGCAGGGCGGTGAAGCCGATCATCACGCCCTTCCAGCCGCCAAGCGCGGACACCACGGTCCGCACGCCGGCCAGCAGCCCGCGCAGATCGGCCACGGTTTCCTGCAGGTTCCACTTACCGATGGCAGCGGCGATGTCATCGACCCAGGCCTTGACCTTGCCGGCAATCAGTTCGCGGTTCGCGGCCACCCAGTGCGCCAGGTCTTGCAGCAGCGGCGTCAGTATCGGCGCGAGGCGGGCGCCGATGGCGTTTCGCACACCCAGAATGGCCATGTTCAGGTCATCCCAGCGGTCGCCGAAATCGTCCAACGCGCTAACGTCTTCACGGCTGAACACGCGGCCGAAGGTTTTCAGGCGCTTGGCATTTTCCTGATAGGCGACCAGGGCATTGATCAGCTCCCCGCCACCCTTCCCCATCAGCGCCTTGGCGATGCGTTCGCGCAGCCCGGGGTCTTCGTTTTTTTCCAGCAGCTGGGCGACCTGCGGCAGGATATCCAGACCGGTCAGCTTTTGACCTTTCGGGCCGGTCAGCCTGACCTTAGCCTGCCGAAACAGGTCCATCGCTTCCGGGTTCTTGCCGGCCCGGGCTTCGGCCACCACACGGTTCAGGCGAGTAAGACCGGCGGCAGCGTCTTCGGCCTGCGCGCCTTCCTGCGTCGCGCTGTAGCGGAAGCCGGCGACCATGGCCTGCTGCGCTTCGGTGACCGCGCCCAACCGGTTGTAAAGGTCGTTCAATCCGGACCCGGCTTCGGCCGCGCCCTTCACAATGCCCAGCAGGCCGGCGACGGACCCGGCGCCACCCAGCAAGCCCAGGGGCGTCAGCACACCGGACACCTTGGCGGAGAGGTTTTCGAAGGCCCCGCGTGCATCCCGCGCCGCGCCGGCAATGCGATGCAGCCCGGAGACGCGCGCCAGGTCCTGCAACTGCGCGCCGGCGCGACGGAAACCACCTTCCAGCGCGGAAAGCGGCTGCCGCAGCGCCACCACCTGCGCGCGAATTGCCCGCAGCGGGCCCGAGGCCTTGTCAACCGCCTGGATAACGGCCTGAAAGCGGGCTTGTTCCACCTATCCCCCATCCATCGCCTGGGTTTCGGCCGCGGCGATGCGGTTCGCGTGTTGAATCGCGGATCTGAGGCCGGCGGGATCGAGGCCCCAGACGTGTTCGCCGTCGCGCCAGAAGCGCCAGGCGTCGTAGTACCTCTCTAAGACGCCGATGGGGTCGGCGCCGTCATAAAACCCAGGATGGCAAGGCACCCCGCGTTGAAGTCGGCGCCCGCCAAGCGGTCCACCACTACGGGCAGCACGCCGGCCAGCCGCGCGAGCAGCTTGGCGCAAGCATCGGTGTTGAAATCAACAGATTCCCCCACTCGATAAGGCGCGCCGCATTCGCGCAGATCCTTGCCGGTGGGCGGGCGAAGGGTGAGTTCGCGGATTTCGCCTTCCGGGCCCTGAACGGGGGCCGAAAGGGTGAGGGTCACGGCATCCATGGTCAGATTTCCACGCATTCAGCGCCCTCGAAACGCAGCTTTACGGTGCCTTCGACGGGGTTGATCTGCGTTTCGCCGGAAAAATACGCCCCGCGAAGCGCATAAGTGATGCCGGTGGCAAGCTGCACCGTGACGGTGGAATTCGTCACGGCGTCCAAGGCCTTTACGCTAAAGCCCTGGGCGGTCACTTCCGCTTCGATGTAGGGGATGATGGGCGTTTCCTTGAACCCATGCGCGCGGCCGTCAATGCCCATGACGGCTTCGCGGTTGGTGTTCAGCGGCTGCACGGTGACGCCACCACGCAGCTGATAAGGGGTGCCGTCGCGCGACATGAAGACGATGCCTGCGACGCGGATCGGGGCGGCCATGGGCGGGTTCCTTCAGCTTCGGATCAGAGGCGGGGCTGGGCGAGGACGGCCAGTTGGTTCAGGCCCGCGATCAGGCGCGGCGCGAAAAGCACATCCAGGCGGTTGGGGTCGCTGGAATTGATCTGAACGATGGTGTTCGCCAGGAAGGTGTCCATGTCGGTCACCAAGCCATCGGCCATCATGGACGAATATTCCGCCGCCAATTCAGCCTTGAAGCCCGAGGGCGTGCAGACCGGCTGGCCGGCGCCGAAACGGGTGCCATCCGGCGCCAGCTTGGCGCGCGGGAACTTCGACACCGCCGCGCTGCGGAGGCGTCGGACCACTTCCATCAGCGTATACATGGTGATGGTCAGCAGATAGCTGCGGTCCGTCACGCCGGCGGCGTTCTTCTGATAGGTGGTCACGGATTGCTGGATGGCGACAGAGCCATCCGCGCGGGCCACCAGGGTGGCGATACCGCCGCCCAGCAGGCCATTGGCCGTGGCAATGCCCCAGCGGGAGGCAACCGGCGGCGCCAGCACGGCATTGACCGTGAGCGTCTGCAGCGGGCGGCCGGCATCGGCGCGAATGGCCACGGCATGCACGCCAGCAATCGCCGCGGCAATGTCAGACGCCCAGGACGGCGTCCCTTCCAGGCCGAAGATGCTGTGGTGCTGATCGTTCCGCGCCGCGCCGAGGGTGGTGAGGGTGGCGGCGTTGCCCGGGGCGAAGGTGATGGCGTGGCCGAAGGTCTGGCGAAGGTAGCTCCACCGGCCCGCGGTGTCGTTCAGCATGGCCTTCACCACATCCAGCGGGGTGGCAGTGGCGTAGGGGTGGGCGATGAAGTCATATTCCAGATCGCCCAGCAGCGCATCGATGCCGGACAGGCTGGGATCGGTCGCGCCGCCGGACAAAGCGGTGATGGTCAGGCCCACGCCGGCCGGCAGGATTTCCCCGGCGCCGAGGCCGCGATAGTTCACCCGCACATCGATGCCGTTGCCCAGCGTGCCCTTGTGTACGGCGGTCAGCGTGACGGTGCTGGTGCTGACGGTGGCGGTGACCGGAATGTAGGGGCTGGCGGCCAGGGCGGCATTGATGGCCGTGGCGATGCTGTTCGCGCTGTCCCCCGACGCCACGGCGACGGAGACCAGGCCGCCGGCGACGTAGAGCGAAATGGTGCCGGCGGCGGTGGCCGGGCCGGTCACGGCAATGGTGCCGCTGGCGGCGGTACCGCCGGAGATATCGGCATAGGGCAGGACCCAAACTTCGCCCAGCGGGTCGTTCTGGCGGTAGTGCCAGACCATGCGGGCGATCATCGACCGCGCGCCGAACAGGGTACGCGCCTGATCGACGCTGAAAATCTGCGTCGGCACATTGCTTGCGGCCGTGATGGTCTGGCCAACCAAGATGGCGCGGCGCGTGACCGCGCCATAAGCCGCCTGGGAGGCGTCGAAATCCACATAGAAGCCCGGGACAAACAGCCCCGAGGCGGGGATGTTCGGGAAGGAGATTGCCATTGCAGGGCCTTTCGGGTCAGGCGGTGGGGAAGGTCAGGCGAAGGGTGCTTTCGGCGCGGCCATCGGGGCCGGCGCTGCGCGGGGCGGCGGCGGCGCTGGGCAGGCCGTCGATCGGCGGATAGGTTCCGGCGGCATCGAAGGGCTGCACGGCATCGACAGCGATGCGCGCCTCGCCCAGCCGGCCGGTCACGATAGGCTCGAACCTTTCCTGCCAGGATAGGCTGGCGGTGATGGTGAGCTGTGCGGTCGGGCGTTCGCCGCCCGGCTTCACTTCGCAATTCGTCACCCAGGAGGACACGTCTTCAAGCTGGGCCATCCAGGCAGGGGCGCGCAGCAAAGCGTCTTCGATGCGGGCGGCGTAGGCGTCCATTGCCGCTTCGCAGGCGATTTCATCGGACGCATCCAGCTTGACATGCAGCGCCAGCGTGGCGGAAACCTGAAAGGCGGGGGCGGCGAAAGCGCCAAAGCTGCGCTTCGTTTCATCGAACATATAGACCAGCATCGCCGGCTGATCTTCGGCCTGCACCGGCCAGGCGCGGGCGGTGTAGATGCTTTCGGCCAATTCGGGCAGCGCGGCGCGCAGCCGGGCCAGCGTGGCGTTGCGAATGACCGCGCGGCCGGGGATAGCGTCAGCCATAGGGGCGGTCCTGCCGGTTGCCGAGGATCAGCAGCACGGCGCCGAGGCCATCCGGCTGCAAGTCTACGACATGAAAGATGTCGCCGCGGGCTTCCACTTCATCCTTCGTCGTTGGCGCCACGCCGGCCGGAAAATCGGCCAGACGGACGTAGATCTGCGGGGCCATGACAGAAGTGGGCGTGCCGCCCTGATCGAATGCGACGCGGCTGGCGTGCCGGTCCAGCACGCCCTGCAACGTGAAGGGCAGCGCCTGGCTGGGGCGATAAAGCACCGCTTCGCCAAAGGTGGCGAGAATGGGCTTGTTTGCCAGCGAGTCGAAATCGATCATGCGGCGGGTCAGGCCTTGCCGCGGGGCTTTGCCACGGGTGCGCCTTCGCCGGCCGAGGCTTCGCCGGCCGAGGCTTCGGCGGTTGCGGCTTCGGCCACCGGGGCCGCATCTGCGGCCGGCAGGGCGACGACGCCGCGGTCGATCAGGCCGGGCAGTTCGTCCGCCGGGATCTGGCAGGCGTCACCGGGGCCCGCCCACTTCGAGGCGCCGGCGGCATCGCGCCAGTAGACGGTGCCCAGCGCGACGGCCGGGACCAAGGCAGTGTTGACTTCGAACATGGGTGTACCTTGCTGCTGGGAAAGACGGGCGGCGGGGTGTGACCCGCCGCCCGTCCGATCAGGCCACGGTGATGGCGGCGGCGGCGTTCACCTGGGTGGGGATCACCAGCGGCGCGGACTGGGTCAGCAGCCAGCGGGTGCCGGGGTTCTGCGTGGTGTAGGACTTCGGCGCATAGGGCAGCGCCGCATAGCCGACTTCCGCGTCAATGACCGAGGCGAAGGCGCGTTCGCCGTTCAGCTGCGAGCTGCCGAGGATAACGGTGCCGTCCGGAATCATCGGCTTTTCCACGCCATCGGCGGGATCGACGTACCAGTCGTAGTAGAGGAAGAGCTTGAACTGGCCCCAGGTGCCGAGGAACTGGCCGCCGATTGCAGGACGGGCGGCGGTGGCGACCAGGTCCGGCACGCCGTTCTGCGGGCTGAGCACGATCTGGCTGACGCGCGGGTCCTGGCGGAAGCCTTCCCAGGCCGCCGGCGTGAAGATCACAGTATCGGACGGCAGGCCGGAGGCCTTCAGGATCAGCGCCGACCAGGTGGTGAGGTTCGCGCTGGGCGCGGCGGTGGAGCCGATGGCGCCGCTGATGTTCCAACGGGCGGTGCCGGTCAGCGCGACGGTCAGCGAGGAATCGCGCTGATAGTCAACGCGCTGCGTGGGATAGTTGTCGCCGGTGATATCGACATACCCGTTTACCAGGGCCTGCGCCGCCATCCATTCCAGGCGGCGGTCGATCATCATGATCTGCTGGGCAAGCAGGCTGTCCAGGTTCACCTGTTCCCGTTCCGCCGGCGTCATCTGCAAGCCGCCGATCTGTTCGCCGATAGCGCGGCGGATCGGCTTGAAGGGATCGACGCGATCGAGTTGCTTGATGTAGGCAGGCTTGAACTCGTTCGTAGTGACGCCGATCTGTTCGATAAACTTGGCTTCGGCCAGCGGGCTGACAAAGGGCGCCATGCGGCGCTTATTCACGAAGACATCGACCAGCACTTTTTCCGTGAGGGAGGTGCTGATGTTGGGGAAAAAGGTGTCCAGAAGAAAGCTGGACGGCCGCTTCATCTGTTCGACAACCGCGATCAGACGGGCGGTATCATAAAGACCGACTGCCATGGTGGTGTGCGCCTTTCAGGCCTGGGGTAAGCGCCTTGCCCAAGGGCGCACGGGGGCGGATGGGCGAACGGCGGCGGCCGAAGCCGCGCCGGCTTACTTGGAAACCGGGGTCTTCAGGTGAAGGTTCGCGTCGCGCAGCGCGATCTGCGTCGCCACCGTGGTGGCGCTGTGGCCGGTGCCGAAGGTCAGGCTGTTCGCGTTGAATTCGCCGGCGGGATAGATCAGGCAGGCCTTGTCGGCGCTGCTGGCATCCGTCGCTTCGGCCAGAATGGCGGCGGGGTTCTGCGACCCGTCCGAGGAGGCGGACAGCGAGAGGGTGTATTTGCCGGAGGAGGTGATGCGGCCCAGCACGGCGCCGCGCGCCAGGTTCTGGCCGCTGATCAGCGTGCCGCCATCGGTCACCAGGAACTGGTTGCCGGCAATGAGGTTGTCCGGGGTGTAGGTATCGGTCGCCGAATACGGGACCTGCGGGTTCAGGGTGTTCGCCATGAGTGCGCTCTTTCAGGTTTGAGGTTGAGAATTCAGACCCGCATGCCAAGGCTGCGGAGGCGATCAAGGCCGGCGGCGGCGCTCTGCTTGGCCGCATCGGCCGGGCTGGCCGGGGCGCCATTGGCGGGCGCTTCGTCCCCCACCTGCGGCGCCGGTGCGGATTGCATGCGTGCATGCAGGGCGGCCCGAGCGGGGGTGCTGGCCGGCGCGATGGCGTTCAGCGCGGCAAGGCCGGCCTGCAGCGTGGCCAGCGCCGCGGCGCGCGGCAGGGCAGTTTCGAACGCCAGATGCGCGGCCAGAGCGGGCGCGCGAGCGGCGGCGGCATCGGCGAAAATGGCGGCGCAGCGGGCGCGTTCGCGGCGGCGGGCCTGGGCGGCGACAGAGTCGCCGGCCATTTCTTCTTCCGCGTCCTCTTCGGCCACGGTCTCGTCCTCGCTGTAAGGGGCGGCTTCGACGGGCGGGTCCACCGGAACGCCTTCGCCGTTGTCCTCTTCCTCGTCCTCGTTCGGGTCTTCCGGGTCGGGTTCCTGTTCGGGTTCCGGCGCGGCTTTGGTGGCGGCGGGCAGGCCGGCCAAGTGCGCGAAGCGGCTGGCAGGCGCCGGACCGTCCGGTTCGGCGCTTTCATGGGCGCGCGGCGCCGGGCCGGCGCGCAGGCCCATAAGGGACGCGAGCGGCAGCGCCGCCGCGATATCGCGGAGAGACATCGAAGGCTCCTTCAGAGTGGGTTAGGCGAGGGTATCCAGCAGCGCGCGGAAGGCCTGGTCAGGCGGCATCACCGCATCAACCAGCTGCTGATCGAGCGCGGCGGCGCCCAGGAAGCAGGCGGCCTGCTGAGCGCGGATGCGGTCCGCCGACAGGCGCCGGTTGCGGGCGACGGTGGCGACGAACAGTTCGCCGACCTGGTCTATTTCGCCCTGGATGCGGGCGAGCAGGTCCGGCGAAACGCCAGTAAAGCGGGCGCGGGCTTCTTCAGCCTTGCGTTCGCCGTAGGTGACGAAGTGCACGGCGATGCCGTCCTTGCCCAGCGCGCGGGACAGGTCCGCCAGCATGGTGATCACGCCGATCGATCCGGCACCGCCGGTGCGCGGCACGGTGATCCGGTTCGCCGCCGAGGCCAGCGCATAGGCGGCGCTGTAGGCGCCTTCCGCCAGCACGGCCCAGATGGGCTTGATACCCCGGGCGGCGTGAATCTGATCTGCCAAGTCAAAGCAACCGGCGACTTCGCCACCCGGGCTATCGATATCGAGCACGATGGCGCGGACGGCGGGGTCCATCAGGGCGGAGAGGAAATTCTGCCGGATACCGTCATAGCCGGTCATGCCGGAATATGGGCGAAGGGTGCCCAGGCGCTGGACCAGGGTGCCTTGCACTTGGATCAGCGCCACGCCTTCGGCCACGTCATAGCCTTCCCGCACCACATGGCCGCGCTGCATCAGTTCCGGCGGCGGCGCGGCGTCCAGGCCGCTTTCGATGCGGCCCACACCGAGGCGCGCGGCCAGCGCGGCCATGACGATTTCCGCCTTTTCCGGCCGGATCATCAGGGGCGCGTTCAGCAGGCGCTGGGCGAGGTGCGGCAGGGGCGTCATCCGGCGAGGGCCGCCGGCGCTTCCGGGGCGGGCGGGGGCGCGGCGGCGGCGAGCTGGGTTTTTAGCCGCTCTACCTCCGCTGTCAGCCGGGCGTTCATCAGCAGCAGCTGCGCGGCATGCGCGGCGAGGAGTTCATCGGGCTGCATCAGTTCGCCACCATCAGCTTCACGGTTGCGCCGTTTTGGTCGGTCCAGGTGACGTAGCCTTTCGTGGTCACCGAGGTGGTGACCACGGCGGAGGCAGGCACAAGGGCGCGCGTCCAGGCGGCGGTTGGGATTTCGCTGCCGGTGGCGGTGCCTGCCGGCGCACTGGCAAGTTTCAGCGCACCGGGACCCGTGGTGCGAAAGACCAGGTCTTCGCTTTCGGTCACTTGGCGCCAATAGTTGCCAAGCGTGCCTGCGTAGAACCTCATGGCGTGGTTTGGCTGCAACACATGCGCGTCCAAGCCGAAGTTTCCGCTGGTCAAATAACTATTGGTAAGAGAGCCAGGGTTTACATCACCCGCGCCAATACTAAGCACCGACCCTGTGGACAGAACATTGCTGACCTGAATGCCGTTAGCAAACCGCCCGCCGCCAAGGCCGGGGCCAATCTGCAGCGCCAATGCCAAGGTCGCGTTGAAGACGTTGATGCCCAGCCCGATGGAACTGGCATGGGCTGTGGTGCCGGCCGCGATGGCGACATCGATTTCCATGCCCACCAGCTTGGCGCCAGATACGCCGGGCAGGTTGCGCGCGATGATGTTCGCGCCGAACACCGCGCCACCGGAAGAGCGGGCGACGGCCGATGTCAGCAACGCCACCACATCGTTCAATGCGCCATCGTTTGCCGCCGCCACCATCATCGATGCCGCCGGGCCGCCGCCCACGGTGGCGGTGCCGCCGCCCGTGGTATTGGCCGCCGTGAACAGAGCGGCGACCGATCCGAAAGCGCGCGTGGCGGCCGACCACAGAACACCTTCGGAACTGGCGGAAAACGTGCTGTTTGACGCTTCCCAGATAAGGCCCAGGACAGAGCCGGCGTTGGCCGCGGTATTCATTTTAGCAAAAGGGCTGATCGCCGCTGCCATATCCAAGAAAGGAAACTTGCCGCCAGCACCGGCGGCGGTGTTGCCAGCAAGATGCGCGGGGACGGAAAGGATCGGCAGTTCATTCAGCGTCGGCATCAGACAGCATCCTCCGCTTCCGCGCCACCCGGGCGCTGATCCAGCGCATTTCCGCCGGCGGTGACGGTGGGCGGCGCCTGGCCCAGCAGAACGGGCGGCACAGGCAGCCCACGATCAGCGAACATCTGAATTTCCAGCGCCCGCTGATCCAGAATCTCTTCGATATCCATTCCGCCCGATTCGGCGGCTTCGTGCTGCAGGGTGGACAGCGCGCCGGCCACCTTCATTAGCGCGCCTTGAGGTTCGCGCACCGGGTCCACCCAGCCACGGCCGGGGCCGATCCATTTGCTGCGGGCGTATTCGGCGCGGGCTTCCATGAAATCCGGCGCGCCGGCGGGCAGCGGCAGTTCGCCGCGGTCCATCGCCTCTTCAAGAAAAGCCGCATAGATCGGCGCGCAGAAGCCTCCGGCGAATTCATGCCGGCGGCGGGACAGGGTTTTCCAGGTTTCGATCAGCGCGGCGCGGGCGCTGCTGTAGTTCGACTGGCTGTAGTCCGTCGAGAGCTGTTCATAAGACGTGCCCAGCGCACCGGCCATGTGGCGCAGCGCGGCAGCTTGGAAAGCGGGATAGTTACTGGCCGGCCGGGCGGCGGTGACGGAGGTAATTTTCTCCCCCGGCGCCAGGATGGGAATGCGCGCATTGTTCAGCTTGATGCTTGCCTCGGAGTGATAGCCTTCGCGCATTTGCTGATAGGCGGAGATTTCGCCGCCTTCGGGGCTGAGGCTGTCGCCCACCAAGTCGCGGTCAAAGGGTGATTCGATGTAAGCGGCGAAAACGGCGTTCAGCACCGCCGCTTGGAGTTCCACCTGTTCATACCGCGCCAGCATCTTGGCCCGGGCCAGCACCGGCTTCAGCACGCCGCCGGCGCCACGATGCTGGCCGATGCGGTCCGCCTCGAAGGTGTGCACCACCAAGGGGCGGCCCCAGTCGGTTTCCCGTGGCACCCGTTCCCATTGCACGGCTTGCGCGGCGGCCCACCAATCCCCCAGATGCGCCTTGCGGACATGGTAGGCGACGGCGGCGCCGTCTTCATCGACCTCGACCCCGCCGCGCAGATCTATGGTGTCCATGCGGTTCTGCGGGTTGGAAAGACGATCCGGGTCGATCAGCTGCACCGTGGTGGCGTAGCGGGCGCGGCCGGGGGCCATGCGGCCGGGGCGCCAGAGCAGCAGCGCCAGGGCATCGCCTTCGATCAGCAGGGTACGGAAGGCCAGGCGGAAGACGCCGGCCATGGTCACGCGGCGGCCGGCTTCGCACCACAGGCCGGGGTCGTTCGTCCAGGACCGCCAGAGGGCTTCGGCGGTCTGGGAAAATTCTTTGGCCCAGGCAGCATCGAAGCCCGGCGCCCAGGCGGACAAAGCGCGGTAGTCCGGGATAGAAGACAGCCGCAGATCGGCGCCGATGACGGCGTCCGTTATTTTCGTGATGCCGCCGGCGGTCCAGCCATCGTTCCGCACCATGTCGCGGATGCGGGCGACGATGCGGTCCCGGTAGAAATTGGTATCGGCATCGGCGGAGCCCAGCCAGGGCAACCAGCCATCCATTTCCGCCGAAGTGGAATCGGCGGCATCCCAGGGCATGGCGCCAGATCCGTTGAGCCCGGCCATGCGCCGGCCCTGCTGCTGGCGCTGGGCGGGGCGGCCATCGGGCCCCAGGATGGCGGAGGCCACCATCAGAACCGCACCCCAAGGGCGCGGCGGCTGGGCTGCAGGCCCAGGGCGCGTTGCAGTTCGGCAATCAGCGCCCGCAGCGTACCGATATCGGTCGCTTTGTACGTCACGCCGCGCTTGCCATCGCCCATTTCATAGGTCACCTGCGTGACCTGCTTGCCAAGGGACAGATCGAGCAACGCCTGCTGCGCTAGCAACAGATTGGCGCTGATCACGGCGGGGGCAAGACCGCTGAAGGCGGAGACGGACATTAAGGTTTCCCGAAGGGTCAGGCGCGGGTGGCGAGACGGGCGGCCAGCCGCGCGCCCAGGCCCTGGGCGGCGGCGGGGGGCGGCAGGCGGACGGGCGGGGGCGGCAAGGCGGCAACCGCTGCCACCGGCGCTTGTCTGGCCGGTGGCAGCGGCGCCGGCAGCGGCGGCGGCGGAGAAACACCGGCTGCCGAAGCGGGCGTGAAGACGGCGGTGTTGCGGTCCCAGTCCGCCGCCCAGGCGGGCGTGGCGGACCAATCCGTGATGCGGTGCAGCCCATGCAGTCGAGCGGCGATTTCGGCCATAACCATCAAATCCCAGGCTTCGTTGCGGGCGCTGGGCATGGCCTTGGCCCAGGCGCCGCGACGGTCTCGGCGTTCGGCGGCCAGCTGTTCAAACCACGCATGCGGCGGCGCCGATGACAGCAAGCCGGCCGGGAAATGCACGGCCCGGGGGCCGGGTTCGGCGCGGGCCAGTTGCGCGGCCAGCGCATCCTTGGCGGCGTTCGGGTTGAACACCGCCAGCGGCACCTGCCCGCCGGCGGCCGCCCGCCGATCGGCGCGGGCGCCGTCCGGGTAGCTGATGACCAAGCGCGGCGCGTTCAAGCCGGAGGCGCCACGGGCCGGAAGCAGACTCCACGCATCGCGGCCATTGATGCGGCCGTGCCGAGTGACGCGGCCAGCGCGGCGGGCGCGCAGCCAAGCGGCGTAGGCCTGTTCCGTCACGCCCGGCTGGCCCACCGCATCAAACACCGTGCAGCGCACCTTCATGCGCCGGTCCGTGCCATCGGCCAGCGGGTAAGAAAGGCTGGTCAGATGCTCGATCAGCGCATCCCAGGCGGCACTGTCGGTGGCGGGGTCCGCCGGGATGGCCCGGGCATCGATGACCCAGCTTTCCATCCCTGGGCCCCAGGCCCTGGTCAGCAGTTCGAAGCGGTTGCCCTGAATATCCACCGCGGCGGTCAGCACGCGGGCGCCTTCGGGCACTTGCCGCAGGTTCAGGTCCGGCCGAGCGCGATCCGCCAGGGCGGCGGCTTCGATGGTGCCCAGCTGCTGCAGGCGCGGCGCCGGCACACCCCAGCCCTTGACGTAGGCTTCGCGCAGGGACCGGTCTTCACCGGACACCGCGGCTTCGCGTTTGGCCTGTTCCACCGTCAGGGCCAGACCGCCGATGCCGCCGCGCACAAAGGGCGACATGGCGCCAACAATCCAGAAGCCGGCGGTGCGGCGGGATACCGGCGCGCCGGTGATCCGGCCTTCTTCGTCGATTTCTTCGCCCTGCGCCACCCAGCGGCCGGTGGGCAGCATGGCGCGGCGTTCGGCTTCATCGATCAAGCAACCGGCCAGCGGGCAGACCAGCCGGGCCTTGGCTTCGACTTCTTCGGCGGCGGCGTCATCCGGCCAGGTCAGCGTCATGTGCCGCGGCGTGCCGGGGTTCGGCGAGGAGTAGCCGCCGCAATGCGGGCATTTCCACCACCAGGTGCGGCGGTCGCTGTCAGCGTAGAGTGCCATGATGCCGCGCTGCTGGTCGCGCGGGGCGTTCATCGGGGCGGCGCGGTCCGGGTGGGAGATCACCAGCAGCCGGCTATCGCTGCCGGCGGCTTGGCGGCGGGGGTTCAGCAGGGTCAACGGGTCGCCCAACTGGTCATCGAAAGCGTCGTATTCGTCCGCGACGATAAAGCGGACGTGCTTATTCACAAGGTTGGAGCGGGTATAGTGCAAGAATTCCGCCCGGCCGCCCGTGAAACGCTTGAAGCCGATGCTGTCCCGGCTGACGCGCTTGTCGCCGATCAGTCGATCATGCGCTTCCAGCATGGGGTCGATACGGCCTTTGACGTAGCTGTCCACCAGATCAGCGGTTGGCAGGTACCAGAGAAGCGCGGCCGGGTCGGCGTCTATGGTGTGCAGCAGGATGTTTTCCGCGATAATCGTCTTGCCGCTGGCGGCGGGGCCGATGACGGCGACGGTATCGAATTGCTCGGCGCTCCATGCCTCCATCGGGCCGGTCAGGTAGGGCGCGACGGAGACATCGAAGCGGGTCAGATGCACGCCGCTGGATGACGGCATCCAGCGGTTGCATTCGGCGTGTTCAGCGACCGTGATGCGGGCCGGCGGCAACAGCGCATCGAAGGTTTCCCGCAGCAGGTTCCGCGCACTGGCATAAGGAGGGCGCGTTTCAGGCGGCTGCATCGGTGGCGATGACGGGTTCAGCCTCCGGCGGCAGCAGGTCTGCCATGCTGCCGTGCGTGACGCGAAGCTGCTGTTCGACGTAGCGGCGCATATCGGCGACAACCGCGGCGGGCAGGTTGTGGCGGCGACCCATGCTGCTGGGCATGGCTAGCAGGCCTTGCATCAGGGACGCCCAGGCGCCGCGCAGCTGCTGGCGCAGGTCGGTTTTCAGCACTAGGTGCCCGGCTTCTCGGGCGGTGGCCAATTCGACGCGGTTGGCCTGGGCGACGCGGTAGCGGTCAAGGGTGGAGAGGTTCGCCAGTTCGGGCGGCGTCAGCAGCTCATCCGGCAAAGTGATCTGCGCCAGGGCTTCGGAGCGGGCCAGGCGGCCGGCGGCTTCCTGGGCGCGGCGATCGCGCACAAAGGCAATGACCGCGTCGGGGTTCAGCTGCCACGGCACGCCGTTGCGGCCGCGTTCAACAATCGGGAAGCCGTCCAGCTTGGTCAGCCCGCGCATGGTCGGAAGGCTGATGTCCAGCTTTTCGGCCATTTCATCGAGGTTGCAAAGGATGTCCGACATGGTCCGAATAGCAACAGAGGAAGCAACAGTAAGCGCGTTCTGGATATTGAAAAATCGGGCAAAAACCGGGGTTCGAACTACTCGCGGTGGCAAGGAAGCCAGGAAGGACCCAAGCCCTAACGGCGGCTCGAACGAAGGGCCTTTTCGATGGCCGCTGGCAGCATCTTGTCTAGGTTTGCAGCGATGCTTCGAAGGCCAATACCGAAGAAGTCGAAGCGGCGAGAATACTTTGGCGCGGCCTTAGCGATGGTGAGGACGGGGATTACCTCCCTACCCTTCCGCTGGTAGATCCCCACCGGCAGACCGCCAGCGTTGCGCCCCGGCGCGATGGCAAAGAAGGCTTCCTTGCGGCGCTTGCCCTTGCCGCTATTGGCCCGCCCAAGCCCCAGGGTTCCGGGGGCAAGGCGGGTCAGGATGGTGGCCATCTGGCCCCGATTGGGATTGCCATAGCCGTCGAGCTGGGTGCGCTTGCTGGGCGCAAGGAAGATTGCGCGGCCACCCAGCACCGAGGACAGTTTGCGCTCCATGGCCTTTTGCCGGCGAGCGCCGCCTTCGATCTGCGGGGCGAGGTATTTGCCGGCCGGCGAGCCCTTGGGCGCGTAATCCTTGAAGTAGACTTGCGCCACCGGGGCGGTCTTGGTTGCCGGGCTGATGAACAGGCTGTTCAGCGTGAAGGGCGTGGGGCGATCAAACGCGCCCTTCATGCCCTGGATCAGATCGGCTTTCACCTGACGGGCGGTGGCGTTCAGCGCAAGGGCGGTAGCAAAGGGCAGATGCTCGCGCTCCGCGTTCGTCAGCATGGAAGCGAATCGGTCGAAGTTATCGCGGACCGTGATTTCCACCTGGGCTTCCTATGCGGCGGCGGGGCTGGCGAAGGCGGGAGCGGGCGAGACCAGTTCCAGATCCGTGACTGGCACCCGAACCCGGATCGGGCGCCCAAACAGCGCGACTTCCACCGTGACCTTGCCGCCATCCACCCGCAGCACCGGGCCCATCTGATCGCCCATGGGCAATCCGGGGTTGATGCGGACCGTGGCGCCGGCGCGGATCAGGCTATCGGCCGGGCGATCCAGCGACCCGGCGGCAGCCTGTTCGGCCTGCAGGGCTTCAATGACGCCAGGGCGGACGGCCCAAGGGGTTTCCGGCGAGGAGTAAAACAGCCGATGCACACCCCGGGTGCTGACGATGCAGCGCCAGCGGTCGCGCTGCACATCAAACCGAACGAAGATATAGCCCGGGAAGACCGGCCGCAGCACCTGGGTCACCTTGCGAGCGTGGCGGACAGTGGCGGGGCGAAGGGGATGCCAGACTTCAAAGCCCTGGCGGATCAGTTCAAGGGCGGCGGTTTCACCGCGAGCGGGCTGGTGCTGAATGCAGTACCAGCGCAGGGAAGAACGGCTACCGCAGTCCAGGGTGCTGACCGCACCCGAGACCGCCCGTGCTGGGATCGATAGATCAGCGCCGCGCGTTGCGTCAAGACGATTCTGCATCCGCTTTCCCTTTTTCTTTCTGCCAAACGGCAGGCTTTCGGGTGTTTGAGGAATGTTTGAGTTTTGTTTGATCTAACCTATTGATAATAAACACTTCAAACAATCAAACGGGGTAAAGGGATCGCGTATAGGAAACCGTAACCCCCCATTTCCTACACGCGAGGCACAAGGCGCGTTTGATTGTTTGAAGCGTGCGTTATCAATGCCTTAGCCCAAACAAGGGCCAAACATTTGCCAAACGGATCGCGGTTTCAAACGGCTAGGCATCAGGCGGGGCCTCGGCCACAGCCGGCTGCACCTGGGCCAGCGGGTCATCCGCCTTGGGTCCCGGGAGCCGGAGGGCCGCTTCTGGCACGAACACCGCGCGATCCTGCCCGCCGCCCCGGAAATAGATGCTGGTGCCGTCATGGGCGCCCGGCAGTTCCTTCAGCACCTGGCGCCAGACCCTGTTCGCCCAGGTGGTGCCTTCAAAGATGCGGTTCAGCGTGGGGCTGGTGTGGCCGATATAGACGCCTTCGCCGTGCGACCATCGCAGCTTCAGCTGGCCGGCTTCGCGGATGCGGCGCTTCAGCCGACCTTCGATTTCGGAATAGCTGGGGTCTGCCGTGATCGCGGCCTTCAGATCCTCGCCCAGGTCGCGCAGTTCTTCGAGCAGCGCGGCGACCGTGGCGTTCTTGCCGTCTGCGCCCAAGCGGATCGAGGAGGCGAGGAGGTGCGACAGCGCCAGACGGCCGGCGTCTGTTTCCTCCGCCCGGTCGGCGCTGATCACTTCAATGTTCAGGTCCGAGAGTTCATCCCGGGCGCTGCTTTCGTCCATGACGTCATCGTCGATCAGCGTACGCCGGCCGGCGAGCAACGTGGCCAGCTGGTCGGCGCAGCGCGACGTGGCCGCCGCCGCCAGCAGCGCGCGACGATAAACCTTTCGGTTTTCCAGGAACCGGGGCCAGCCCAGCACCGCGCGGGTCAACAGCGCCGGATACAGGGCCCGGGCCGCCGCAAGCTGCTTTTCCAGGTGTTCGTCGCTGGCCGTACCGCCGCGCCGCAGCTGAATAACCGTGATGCGCGACAGGTCAGCCGCTTCGAAGGCCGGCGTGCTTATGGCGGCCAGAATAAAAGGCGCATGCACGGCGTAGCTGGTGACCGCGCCGTCCATCAGCCGGCCAGACCGGCCGCCGGAGGACGCGGCGCGCATCAGCGCCAGCACTTCATTCACGCCCTTCGTATTCGGCTCCTTCTCATCCAGCAGGATCGCATGGGCGCGGCCGTTATGGACGTTCCGAACAAAGGGTTCCGACACGTCTTCCGCCGGAGCATCGGCGCCGGAGGCGGCGGCCATAAAACGCAGCAGCGTGGACTTGCCGGCACCGGCCGGGCCCGACAGCCAGATATGCGGCACCCATTCCAGCGCCGCGCAATAGATGCCCGCGGCGATGCCGCCCAGCAGATAGGCAGGTGCGGCCGCAGCAACGTCCGGGTGGTAGTTCCACAGCTTCAGCGTGGCTTCCAGCGCCAAGCAATCCTGCTTGGTCGCGGCCTTTTCGGCCGCCGCCGGCGCCGGGCGCGCATCGGCCGCCAGGTGCAGCGCATTGCCGTGACGCCAGCCAAAGCTGCGCTCCACATTATCCGGGAAGGTCCACAGCCGATCGCCGACATGGACCACCAGCCCGCCATCCGGCCCCGGCCAGACGCCGTCCCGCCGGTGATCCAGGGCATGGGCCGGGCCAAGATCGACACAAGCCTGAATCAGCGCATCCCCCAGGTCCCGGGCGGAAAAATCGCCGGTTTCCACCTGTTCGATCCTGCCTTCGTCGTCCCGCACCACGCGGCCGGTCGCGTCCCGCTTCGGGCGCATCTGCGGCCAGCGTTCCGCCATCCAGGCCTTGCGGCGATGGCCGCCGAACAGGCCGGACAGGTCCGCCACCGTCTGCAGCTTCTTGGCCGAAAGGATGACGCGCTGGCCACCGGCGGCGAGCAGAGCGAACACACGTTCTTCCTTCCGCATTTCAGTGCCAAGCGCCACCACGGGCCCGAAATCCGGCGGCGGGGTGGCGCCGCGGCCACCTGCGTCATCGCCGCCGCCGCCGCCCTTGCGGTCATCTTCCGGCTTTGCCGGACGCAACGGAATAACCGTGTCGCCGGAGAGCGGCGGGTGTTTCGAGGACGGCACGGGGAACGCCAGAATGGTGCCGGTCATGTGCGCGGCTCCGTGGCGATCCGCCGCAGCAGATCGGCGGCATAGACCAGAAAATCCGGCCGGCGGGCGGCCAGCAGGGCTTCCGCCGAAAGATGCTGCACCGGGCCTTCCCGCAGCGCGGCCAGCGCGCCTTCCGGATTGTTCGCGCGCAGATGCGCCAGCGCCTGCTGGGCGACGGAACAGGGCTTCATCACAACAATACCCCCAGGGCCGCGCGGGCTTCCTGCAGCAGCGCGGGCAGATCAGCGGCAGGCACATGGCCTTCCGTCGCATCCAGCAGCCGCGCCGCCAGCCGCAGCAGCGCACGCCGCTGCGGTGAGCCCGCTTTCGAGAAATCCACCTTTGCCAACAGCGCATCGCGCAGGCTGAGCGCACCGGCGCGCAGATGGGCCGGTGGCAGCACATGATGCCCGGGCGCGCGAAGGCGACGATGCGCGTCCGCCAGCCGTTCGGCCGGTGTGCGGCAATCCCCCAGCGCGACCGGCCAAGTCCGGCGGCGCCGGGATGTGGCAAAACGGCTATTCGGCATGGCCACGCATTTCGGCAATGACTACATCCGCCTTTCGCTGCCACACATCGTCTGCCCGATGCCCGCTGTTCAGCAGCGCCGTGGTAGCGCCATGCAGGTCCGTGAAAGCACATCGCACACGGTGAAGGGCCGCGATCCCGCCCTCATCAGCGCCGGCAAGGAACAAGCATTCAGCAAGCCGCGCCAGCCGAGCAGCACAGACCGCTTGAACCACCAGCAGCGACACGGTGGGGGTCATTCCTGACTGCCGCAAAAGAAACCAAAGGCGATTCCGACCGCAATCGCCACAGGCAGCCAAACGAAAATCAGGTCGATCATGGCTCGCCATCCGGCGCGCGATATTCGCCGCAACCATCATTGGACACGGTGACCGGCCAGTAGACCAATCGCCGATGTTCCTGTTCCTGCGCCACACCCAAAGCGGGGCTAGGGGCGTGCCGCAAACACTCTCCGGTATCGGCCCCAGCATCGGGCCGCCAGAACCGGCACGCTGAACATTTGGCCTTCGTCATGCGGCGACCTCCGCTTGTTGCTGCAACAGATCGGCGTAATCACCCAACTGGGCAGGCGCGCGGATTTCCACCGCGATGCCCTGCGCGGTGGCGCGGCCTGCCAGTTGACGGGCAAAATGGATTCCGGCGCCGTCCGGCATATCCTGGCCCTGATGCCCTTCGGCCCTCAGGCGCGGCCGGTCCCGGTCCGCGAACACCACCAACCGGCGCACATCCAAGGGCAGTTCCACCGCCGCCAGCGCGGTGGCGTTCAGGCATGACCAAACCGGCAGGCCGGACAGCGCGGTGGCAGCCAGGGCGGTTTCAATGCCTTCGGCCACGCCCAGCACATCGGCCACCGGAAACAGCCGGATGGCGTTGCCCTTCAGCGGCCCCAGGCTGCGGCGCGGGTCGCCGACGCCGGCCAGCTTCGTCCAGCGCGCACCGGCCTGCCCCAGCCAGGTGCGATGAACGCCTCGAAGCGAGCCATCCGGGCCATCGATGCGGGCGATCAGCACCGGGTGCGGCGTGGCATCAGCCTGGACGTGGCGCGCCGTGGTGGCGCGCAG